GACCGGGGTCGACTGCTACAGGAGCGCGTGTGGGTATTGAAAGTTCTGGTTCAACCATAGAGGCAGTGAGCGTCCAAGAGACACCTTTGCCACTAATGTCGTTGAGGTTACCGTACGATGAAATGTACAAGGTCCCGAAAGAACCTTGACCGGTAACTAAATTGTAGTAAGTGTGTGGAGAAATCATGTCCATAGTTAAAGAACATTCAGACTGCGTGGCGATATCAAGTTGGACATTTGGGCAACCACTATGTCCTGTTTTAGTAGAAACTATAGCAGCTGCTTTGTTTCTAGAATATTGGGCATAAGGAATGTAAAACAGCATAAGACGTCCCGCTTGAAAAGGTTCGGAATTAACTGTGAGTTGGAAACGGATTTTACCGCGGAGTCCAAGAAAACCTTGGACCTTTGCACGAAAATCTGGGATGGTCAAAAAGCGGTCAGGCCAATCAGAAGAATGGATTATGGTATCGTTAGCGTCATTCCACAGACCATAATCAATGACGTAAGGACGCTTGATAAAATCTAGTAGAGTGCTGTTTTCAGAAGTAGAACAGGTTGCGGAGTCAAGAAGCCCGGTCAAAGATGGTTTATGTACGGGCTCCACGGGTCGGGAATCACCATCGGTGTTATAGATAGTGGTGTCGGAAACGAGGGTAGGAGGAATTCGGGAAAGGTCAGCGTCAGATGCAAGAGCAAAGGCGTTGTTAACTTGGTTTTCGGATTTGTATAATGTTGGGGTAGCTAGTGAATGTTTTAGCGCAAGTGGACCACTAAATCCATGGGCGCGAGTCTGTTGTCCTAGATAGCGGCTGGGCTGCAGCCACCCCATCTTGAACAGTAACCTAAATAGGAAGGGTATGACCAATATCGGAGTCGGGGCATGCTTTAGACAGACGGTTTTGACACATGCGGGTTTTTAAACCTAACACATCAACATTGGCTTTAGAAAAAGTTTAGAATAAAAAGGACGGACAAAAATTTAAAATACATATTTATTGGGAATGTCCTGTAAAGGGGTCAACCGGGTGTTCAATGTTCTCAGTAAAAAGTAACCGGATTGTTGAGGTACTGAATGTACCCGCGGTTGGTAGGAAGACGGCGGGCAGTCGAAAAGTACGCTTCTTCAATCTTGGAAACTTTCTCATCAAAAATGCTTTCACCGTGCTGAGCTAGCTCGGTGTAGACACTCTGGACTTGTTGGAATTCGAGGTCGAGTTGGTCAGTGGTACGGGATTTCGAAGTGTAGTTCAGAATGGACATTATGTGGTCGAGTGGAAGTGGTGCGAACCGTCGGTTAAACTGATAGTCGTAGCGGAAAGAGCGTTTAATAAATGTTACTTCCTCAATGGTGCGGGTCGTAAGTTCTCTTCCGGACTTGGATTCGTCGGTGTAGGTCATTCCAAGTTCAGCCAAAGCACGTGTAATCGTTCCCTGGTGGAACCAAGGGGAAACAATGGGAGATACGTTAATCACATTATCATCGCCGTATGAAATCATGGTGACGTGTTCTGTGAAATGTGATATATCGTACCCGATTGGGCATAGAAGAAGGAACGCAGTACGAATAATAATCGAGTTATAAAGACAGTTCAGAATTGAAGTGATGGGGCACCCAGATGGTTGGGAATGGGTCCATTGATAAAGAACCCCGCGTACAAGGTGCGTGGAATGAACGATACAACAAAAAAGCGCGATGCGAGTAAGAGTGTGTTCATCATTGTACCAATCGTTGATAATGTCGAGTACTGCCCAAAGAACGTAAGAGAGAAGAGTGCCATCGAAATTTGAATAATCTCCGGCAACAACCTCTTTGCCACGGCTCTGAAGGTGACGGTACAACTGAGTCCATTCGTGGCTATAAGCATTAATGCCTACGGCACACTCGTTATGAACTCGGTTTTCCATCATCCAGGCTGTGAACGATAAAAAATACATTCGAAAGGCAATGGTAAAATGTTGAGGTCCTATAGCAAAGGCGCGAGTTTTCCCTGCGTCAACACGGTCATGAGGTCGGAGTTCGTCTTTTAACGTGTCCAACCACACTACCCGTGGTACGATACCCCGCTTACAACTTTCGATGAGGGCGTGGGTTTCCGCTTGAAGCTTTTCAGGCAAGACTCCATCGAAAACATAGTCGGAATCACCTAAATAGGCGGTCTTTCCACGTTTGCGGTTCGTGAGACACCACGGATAACCAGGCGAAGTTGTTCTGTTGATCGGAGCCAATAAAGGATCTTCTGGAAGGCCCGTGACGGCTGTGCGGAAATCGTAGACGGTGGGAGTGCGTTTGATCGGAGATTCGAGAAGAAGTCGGAAAAGGTCTTTTCGGGCGATGTCCACCTGTCCATAAGAAATAGCTGGCGTAACGCCAGAAGCTTTGAGCAG